CTTTATATTCAAAGCTATCTGTTAAGTTTCCGTATTCACGTTTATTAGTTGCTAAAAATTCTTTATTTGTAAATGATTCCGAAGTTTCATACTCAAAAGACAAACGTTTATATAAAGGTACTTTTTTAATATCTATGTTTTCAGTATCTACATACTTTGTTATGTCAACTATTGCCCCTTTTTGATACCAATACTCTAAAGGCTCTATTTCAAAACTTAATGTGCTAGTTGGTGTAATTGTTAAATTAAATTGTTTCAATACACCTGTAAAAAAATCAGCTACTTTCATTTGTGGCATTACAGCACTTAAATCTACTGAATTTGAAATATTAGTTACATAAGCATCTGCACCCTCACTCTCAATTAATATAGGAGTAGGTACTGTATTATCATACAACTTATAATCTAACGATAATTGTATATCTAGTGTTGCATTCGCTCTTACTCTTAATGTAATATCTCTTTCTACTGTTGCATCTATCCACTCTTGCCAAACATTAAAAGAAGTATAACCTGTTCTAGTAATTGTGTTTTTTAAAACACCTTTGTCGTACACTTCAATAGTGTAAGGTATTGTAATATCTGATAATGTGTTAACCCCTATATTTAATTGCAATCTTCTTAACCCTGTGAATAGATTGTTACCTCTAATCTTTATAGTATCAGTAGCTAAATCCATTGTGTAGATATTAGTGTCACCAGACTTAGTATAAAAATCAACTAATTCATTTTGTAACACATTACTTTTAGATTCTGCATTCTTACACCATAAGAATAAATTAGTGAATCTTTTATCTGTTAAAAACAACCCTGAAAAAGTAACTCCATAAGTGTTCTCTATTGCTTCAAATATTTTGGAAACTTTAACAGCTGGAAATAACTCAGTATAATTAATTGCACCACCATTTATAGATATATCTGTACTAGTTGAATCTCCATAACTCCAAAGCCTATCCGAACTAATCAAAGGATAACGTACATCGTAATCACTTACATAATCAAACACTCTATCTCTAACATCTGCATATGAATAAGGATTGCTTATATTAGATAAATCTAGATCACTTAATAAGTCATCACTCAATAAGTCTTTTAATGTTGTTATGTTACCGTAAAAAGTTAAAGAATAATTATCAACTAAATCATTCGTTACATTTACTTTCTCTAGTTCAATTATACCTACTCTAAATAAAGTTCTGTCTATTTCAATATACGCATTTCTACTCAATCTATTATCGTATAATGCTAAATCAACATCTACTGCATTTTCATAAAAGTGTTTAAATATAGCATTGTTATTTGGTGAAGCTGGTACTGTGAAACCTTGTGAAAAGTCTGTAAATACTTTGCCTATATCTTGTACATTTTGAACTGAACTGCTAACCGTTATATTTTCATCATCAAATAATTCTAATTCAACGTAATTATCAGAACCCCTTTCTACTTCTATGTATATTTGTACACTTCTCATTATATAACACTATTAATTAAGTTGTAGTTGTATGTGAAATCCATTTCGTAATTAATCATTTTCTTATTAATGTGTTTGTACATTTCAATAGACTTTGTATTTAATTTCGCAGGATAACCATTTACTAAAATCTTTTCACTTAACATTAATTCTTTAATTGTACTTAAAAATGATTCATCTACCCAATCAGTATTTACTTTTATTCTACTTTTGCCTTTGATGTTGTATTCTTTCATTTGACCTTGTGCAGTATTGTAGTCTGTTATTGAACTCTGCAAAATCTTATGTTCTTTACTTTCTACATCTGTATATTCGTATGAAGCACCGAAACACCAAAACCTTTGGAAGTTACCGAACTTATTTACAAAGTCAATTTTAACTGGTGTGTATTTACAAGATGTTACAGGAATACTTATGTATGTTGCTAAAACGTTTAATGAAGCATCTTTTATCTCTAGTTTGACACTATCACCGTAATAGTTTTTATAAATCAAAGGTACTTGACTTGGCTCTGCTAAAATAGCTTCACTATATGTTGCTGCCGTATCTAAATTAGTGTAATATGCCGTTAAAGATAAAGCATCTTCAATTACTCTAACACTTGAAACTGCTCTAGTGTAATCTAAGTTACCCAAAGCACCTTGACCATCGTTATAATAGTAATACGTTCCTGAATCTAAATGTATATCACCATAGTCATAATTACTTCCATTTTCGTAAAATGTGTAACCTGCAAAAGCCAAATAATCTGTATCACTTACTAAGGTATAACCTGAACCTGTATCTGCATAAGTCTTTATAGTTACGTTTGCATATTGGTCACGTGGACTATTCGCAATATTAGTTGGTGTACTTGCATAAGCACCACTATTGTAACTATCAAATGTAATAAACTCTAAAATGTAAGGTGACACATTGTATTGAGTAGCCGTTACATTTGAGCTAGGTATTAATTTACTTAAGGTATACGTTGGACTTGTTGGTGTTGAAGTTCCATCATTCCAAATATAAAGTTCTACTTTTGTTTGAACTTGGTTACTTTCGTCAATCTCAATTATAAAAGGACTCTTTGCAAATATATTTATCATATCTTATTTAATTTTTCTGTGTATATTTTTACAGCATCAATACCATATGCTTCAATTAATTCTTTAGGTAAATTCTTAAATGCTTTTTCAAATGGCTTTGTAAAAAACAAACTTGGTTTAATTCCATTATTAAATATTGATTTTGCTATTGCGAATTTCAAACCTTGTCTATTCTTAAATTTACCGTTATCTCTTGGTGCAATACCCTTTCTTACTATCCATTTATCTAATGCTTTAGTTGGTGGCATCTTATCTTTATAACTGTAAGGTGTGTTAAATCTCTTTTTCTTCCCACTAACTCCCTTATCCTGATACTCTCCATAGTCAAGCATTTCAAAGTACAAACTAATTGAATTGGGATTAACTTTTGAAACACCATTAATACTATCATACAACTTTTTAGAACTGTTCTTTTTACTCTTTGTTAAGTTAGTTCTACTTTGCTGTATTACATACTTTCTAAAGTAGTCTAATGCCTTTTGTGTTTCTTTCTTGTCTAGCATATTGTTATACCGTTAGGCACGTTAATATCTACAGTTAATGTCCAACCTGCTACATTATCTTCAAATCTATCCATAAAAGGCTCTAGCGATGCCGTTTCTAACTGATACAAGTCTGAAAATAAACCTCCTCTTCTCATTAATTCAACTATCCTAACTAACATTGATAGGATATCATTTAATACATCATCTTCATTGTCATTACCTATGAATATATCAGTTACTTCATCTTTAGAAACATCTACTATATCCATTGAGATAATTGACACGTTGTAAGTTAGTGATGATCCATTAGGAGTGCAACTGTTAACCATTATATGAGATAGTGGATAAGCATCTTTCTTTGCATTAATTAACCTGTCAATACTTCCTTTAGTAACCGTATTGCAAAAAGGCTCTGCTAATAATGCATCTTTTATCTTTGTCGTTATGTCGTAATATCCTACCATTTCTTTTGTGCTGCTTTAATTTCTATTTTATTCTTTTCACTTTCATAAGTCAGTAATGTTAGACTTTTAAAAAGTTCTTCTCTACTGACTGCATCAATCCTGGTAACATCTCCTTTAGCAAGTTGATAGAGTGCTTGATACCATCCCCACTTTTGTCCGAACTGGTATTGTTCTGAATATTCATTTTGTCCATCTCCTCCTCCAAAAAATACGGCAAAGCTCTCAGCAACTCGTTTCCTAAATGATAAAAAAAAACAACCGCTGATAATGCTATGTCTAATGGTAGTTCTTTCATTAATTCAAACCTTTCATCATTAGGCTCGTATTCCTCTATCTTATACTTATCTTTAAACGTTTCTGTAACTGGTCGATACATTACACCTAATACAATATGATAGTTTTGTACATCAGTTATGTTAGAATCAATGTCCATGTACTCACCGTTGCTTATTTTGTCCAGGTTAGGAATGAATCCATAATCAATACCGTTCAATATAAATCTGTTTTTAAACGTTCCTTTACTTTCAAATAACTTATTGAAGTGTTCTACCAGGTTATCTAAATCTGATAAACTAATCTTAGCGACATCTTTTAGATCTATACCGCAAAAGCATTCAACCATTTTTTGATTGACAAACTCAACATCATTGCTACCCTCAACAGTTCGCATAAAGCGTTGGTAATCCTTTAACTTTATTTCGCTTATATCTGTTGGTACTGTTAATTTAAACTTCATATATATTAACTAATTTTTTAATAAATGTTATACTTGCCAAAGTTTCTATTTATTCCTATTGTTTCCATTTCGTGATATCTTACAGCATCGCAAATATGGTTATTAGAGTCAATAGGTCTATTTAATTTATTCCCTTGTTTATCCTTATCCCATGTATAAGTTCTAAATTCTTTAATTAGATTTGTTGAATTAGAAGTCACTAAATACTCTTGTTGTTGCATAATATCAATACCATAATTAATTGAGTCTTTTCCTTTTGTTACTCCTTTAATCATTTTACCATATCTTCTAATTTCATCTATTGATTTAGGTTCTGAACTATCAGCATAAATAATTACATTGTTAGGTAATACTTTTGCTATATCAGAATTAAGCATACCTGTTTTATAACATATCTCATTAAGTATTCTTTGATTGTTATATGAATATACTTCAACTATTGCAGTAGGGTCGTTAGTATATCCAAAGTCTAATCCTATCCCTA